CTTGAACGTTTTTCCAACCCTCTGTGTCATCTACATAAACGAAAGTTAAAGATTGACCTTCTGTGCTTGCTGTAAAACTAGCAGCTACTCCACCAATTTTTTGTGATCCGTTTGGTGTAATTGTTAAATTATTTGTTTGAAATGTATTTGTATAATCTACGACAGAAACTATCGCTCCAGCAGTTCCTGCTGGTAAATTCATTGTAATTGCACCACCTGATGTATCTGCAAAAAAACCTTGTCCACTGACAGCTGTAAACGTAGATGTTTTAATTGATCCTGTTTGCCAATCTACAGTTCCTGATCTTCCAAAACCTGATTGAGAAGCACCACTAGCTAAACTTACAGTATCACCACTTGCACCAACAGTAATTGTAGTTCCTGACTGACTAATGATTACTCCACCATCAGCTGCTTTTAAACTGTTTGATCTTAAATCACCAGTAACTGTAACTGTGTCTCCACTATCTCCTAATTGCGTAGTTCCACAATCTGTTCTTGGTGTTATTTTATTTACTTTTACTTCACTCATTATTGAAACCTATATCTAATTACTACCACACCTGAAGATCCATTTCCACCACCACTATTTCCAGATCCTGCGCCGCCGCCACCACCAGCTCCTCTATTTGCAGGGGATGCATTAGCTCCAGGATTATTTGGACTTCCTCCACCAGCACCTGCACCACCGTTGTTACTACCTGCATCTCCACCAGGACGTGGGTCACATGTTGCTCCACCTCCGCCACCGCCACCACCGCCAGCGTAAGATACTGGAGAAGCTGTGATACAAGAAACTACTCCGTCTCCTCCATTTCCAGCAGGATTTCCGGCTGTTGCAGTTACTCCTGCAGATCCCGCTCCACCACCGCCACCACCATTATAAGTGGGTGCAGCGTTTGCGCCACCGCCATTATTACCTTGAGCAGGTGTTACAGAAGGTGTATTTCCTGTTCCTCCTGGAGGGTTACCATAAGATCCACCACCGCCAGATCCTCCTGGTTCTCCATTTTTCTGTAAACCTGATCCTGGAGATCCTCCAAAACCACCACCAGCTGAAGTGATAGTTGATGATCCTGTAAAAACTGAATTACTACCAGATCCTGCTGCTCCTAGACCACTAGGTGCACCCGGTCCACCAGCTCCTATTGTTACAGGATAACCAGTTGCTGTTACCGGTAAAGCTGAAACAGGACTTGTTAATGGTCCTGGTCCGGCTGTATAGCTACCTGAAGCTGTTCCTGAAGATGCTCTCCATCCTCCAGCTCCACCACCACCTGATCCTCCGCCTGGACTGTTAGATCCACCGCCTCCAGCTCCACCTGCTACAACCATGTAATCAATTGTATTTGAACCTGCTGCATTACCAGCGTTTGATACTGTAAATGTGCCTGGACTTGTAAAACTATGAATTTTAAAATTTCCTGAAGTTGTTTCTGTACCACCCGACGCTGCAATAAAAGCAGGTGTTACTACTCCTGATGTATTATCATTTACCGCAATCCATCCTTTTGTTGAATCTGCATATACTAAAGTAGCTGCTGCTCCATTTGTAGTTATTTCTCCATTTAATGTAAATCCATTTATAGGTTGTGAATTTCTATTAACTGTAATCGTATTTGTAGCTGCATTAAAACCATAATCTGCTATTGAAACAATATCTCCTGCACTAGGTGATGCTGGTAGAGTGACAGTTATCGCTCCGCTACCTGAGTTTACAAAAAATCCTTGTCCACTGACTGCTGTAAAACTAGTGGTTTGAATCGATGTTTGCCAATCAACTGTACCCGATCTACCAAAACCTGATTGAGAAGCTCCTGATGCAAGAGTTACGGTATCTCCTGATGCACCAATAGTTATTGTTGTTCCAGATTGACTAATAATACTTCCACCGTCAGACGCTTGTAAAGCGTTTGATTTTACAATATTTCCTGCAACTGCAACTGTATCACCAGCTGCACCAACTGTAATTACATCACCACTTTCATTAATGATATTATTATCATCTTGGTCTGCTATGTTATCTACTTTTATTTTACTTGTCATAATTAACTACCTTGAAACTTATACCTTATTATTACTAAACCTGAACCACCTGAACCACTATCAAAAGGGTGTCCTGCTCCAGAACCACCTCCACCACCACCGCCACCAGTGTTTGCTGTTCCTGCATCTGCTGCACAAGTTGGTGAAGATCCAGCTGGATCACCAGCACCTGAACCACCTCCACCTGTTCCACCAGGTTGACCAACAACAGGGTTAGGACTATCTGATGCTCCACCTCCACCTGCAAAAAATCTATTACCGCCCGAGGGCACTCCAACAGAAGTTCCCCAAATACTTGGTCCAAAACCAACTCCAGTTCCACCTGCACCACTTGCTGAAGGGGTACCAGATGAACCAGATCCACCAGCTCCACCTCCACCACCTGCTTGTGCATCGGGACTTGTGCCTCCAGCTGCTCCACCATTTTGACCTTGGGGAGGACTAACGGGAGGTGTATTTCCACTTCCACCTGCTTGTGCTCCTGACGCTCCACCACCTGAACCTCCTCCAGAACCTCCAGGTATTCCACCGTTACCAGTTCCTTCTCTACCACCACCGCCTCCAGCGGATGTAATTGTTGAAAAAGTTGAAGTTGAACCAGAGTTTCCTGTGGTTCCACCTGGTGTTGGTGGCACTCCACCTCCACCTGCTCCTACCGTTACAGGAAATCCTGTTGCTGTGACTGTTAATTGTGTACACGAATTTAAAGGGCCAGCTGGTCCTGGAACAGTTTCTGCTACTCCATATCTTAAACCACCTGCTCCTCCACCTCCATTAGCGTTTCCTGGTGCTCTTACACCACCACTTGCACCACCACCTATAACTAAATAATCTACTTTATTAAATTGAGGTTGACCATTTCCTAGACTGCAAACTGTAAAAGTTCCTGGTCCTGTAAAAATATGCATTTTGTAATTACCACATGTTACTATTGAGTTTCCTCCAGTTGCAGCAATATAACTAATACCTGTTTCTGTGTCTTCTGCATTTTGAACATTAATCCAACCTTCTGTGCCATCCACATAAACTAGTGTTAAAGCTTGACCATCCACCGCTACAGACATTGAAGCTGCGACACCACCGATTTTTTCTGATCCATTTGGTGTCACTGTTAAAGCATTTGTTCCAAAAGTTCTTGTATAGTCTGCAAAAGATACAATCGCTCCAGCAGATCCTGCTGGTAAATTTGCAGTTACAGCTCCTGAGCTTGTATCTACAAAATAACCTTCTCCACTCGCTGCAGTAAACGTAGAAGTTTTAATTGAACCTGTTTGCCAATCTACTGAACCTGCTCTGCCAAAACCTGATTGTGATGCACCACTTGCAAGTGATACTGTATCTCCAGAAGCACCGATTGTAATCGTAGTTCCAGATTGACTTATTATATTTCCAGCATCAGAAGCTTGCACAGCATTTGTTTTTACAACATTACCTGGAACAGCAACTGATTTACATGCTGATCCTACGGTAATCGTAGTGCCTGATTGTGCATCTATTTCATTTACTTCTATCTTTGACATTAAACTACTACTACCGTTCCTGTTATTGTTTGAGTTCCAGTTACTGTAACTGGTCCTGCTAGTACTGCATTACTAATTGTTTGATCATCAGACAAAGTTGCTGAATGATTAAAAGCATAAGTTGAAGCTGCCATACTTGCAGACGGAGCCCTAGATGCAGGATAAGTACAAAAAACATTTTTTGTTCCTGCAGAAAAATCTACCGCACTGTCTGAATTTGATGAAGAGATAATTGTATCTCTAGATAAAGTATCCGGACTAGCATCAGTAACAGTACCAATGCCAACCTCGAACTCTGCTTGTCCAGGTAATTCTATAGCGTAAAAAGTTTTATTAGTCGTACCAATACCAGATACAAAAGTTTCAAAGCCAGTTTCAGCACCAGCCAAAGAAATAGTTCCTGTGCCTGTAGTAGTGGTAGTTTCTTTTACCCTGTCATTTAATACAAATGCCATTTACTACTCCAAAAATATTACGCGTTGCCTAATCTAATAATAGCCGCAGAACTAGATGCAGTTGGAAACTGAACAACAAAATCTCCGTTTGTTGCTGTCTTTGTTCCACCAAAATCTAAAACTAATACTGCTTCATTAGAACCGCCACTCTTATAAATCAAAGCTCCTACCGCTGATAACGTTACAGATGAAAAAGTTAAATCTGCAAAATCAACAAACGCAATATTACTTCCTACTGCAACTCCATTATTAGTTAATGTGTTTCCACCAGAACTATAACTAGTTCCAGATGTACTAACTTCGTTAGTAGTAGTAAACGCCGTTGTTGATGTCGTTAATCCTGATATATCTGTGTATAAAGCAAGTTTAAAAGTTGATCCACCAGATGAATCT